TCCTGCTTTTTTAGATATTGCTTCAATAACTTTTCGTACTCCTTTCGCTTTAATACGATGGGGGGAGAAAGTCTCTTATCGACCATTGGTTGCGCCATTGTCTATATGAATTAGATATTAAAAAGTTGCTCTTTCCGTATGGGTTACGATCAGGGAAGATATTGTTATCCGTGTTGTTGGTGTACTCAGGGAATAAAGTTGAATTAAAACACAAATAGTCTACCATTCTTTTGGTATACAATCTTGCGTTTTGACGTGCAGCCTCTTTCAATGACTCCATCTCGAACTTAGTTACAGGCGTTGTGTCCTCGCTTTGTCTGCTTACCAAGTTACCGTTATCATGTTTGTACAAAAGTGATGGGTAAAGTTCCACCATAGTCCACCATAACACAACTTTCAACACGTACTCATTGAGCAATGTTTCATAGTCGCCTGTTAAAGTCGCATTTGCTACATCATCCTTTAATTTTACCGTCAAATTTGTACCCAAAAAGTTGGTTAAATACTTATCCTGCGCCAAATAGATGGCAGGTCTAATTAAATTGGGATCAACTGCATCGGTAAGCGGTGTAAACTTCTTGATGTAGTCCTCGTTTATTAAAAGTATCTCTTGTGGTATTGGCATTTCTTTAATTTTTATTTGTTTCCAAAACGTGGATTGGTAGGTAGAAATCCATTGTAAGGCATATCAATTGGCTTCTTTTCTACCAAATAATTATTGCGGACTTTATAGCCAGCCTTTTCAGCTTTTGACCAAGCCTGTGTGCGGACATTTGGGTTGTTCAAATCCAATCCAAATCCTTTTGCACTAATATACAACTGCTTTTTCCAAATATGATGGCAGTTACCACCGCCTTTGTACAACCAACATGAGTAAGTATCCGCACCATTTGGCCCCCATCCTGGATTAACTGCCTTATTGGTCATTGCAAGTATATCTTCTTTGCGATATAGCTTGTCAGCTTGTAGCATTTTAGTACAAAAAGGTCTTGTGACATCTGTGATTCTACCACTGTATCTGTAACGTGTGTAATACTTACGCTCGTCAATAGTAGCATCCTGCTCACTCGTTGCATTTGGCTTAGCAGTTCCAGTACTAACTTGATGAATTTCGACCGCATCAAAGATGTGTGATATAGCTTCATTCTCCGCATCATCCTCATCGTAATCTACATCGTACTCATCAATCAAAATCCAATCTTCGTTTGCATCTTCACCAAGTTGGATAAGTTCTTCTGCAATGCTATCTAATTCAATCGCATCTGTTTCAGAAATGCTTTGGTGTTCGCACTCAACTTTTTTTTTTTGAACGACCTGAGTGGGATCAATTACAACATTAGACAAATTATCGAATATGTTATTGATTTCTGCATCTCCCAACATCGGAAATGCTGCTCTTGTAATTGCCTTTGCACTTGGAATAGTCAAGACATTTGCAGTAGTCTGCACAATGATTTCTAGGAGTGATGCAATTTGCGCTCCATTCAATGCCTGACTTGCAACGTCAACTGGTTGCGCTACTTCACCACTTGCATCTACAACAGTATCATCGGCGAATAAATCATTTTGTACAATAGAACAATTAGCAAACACTCCAAATGAGGCCAATACTTCCTCAACTGCGCTTGTAATTAGTCTTTGAAAAGGCTCAATAACTTGGCGTTGAAATATGCGCATTGCAGTTCTCATCTCATCTGTATTTGAACCCAATCCACCACCTGCACGTACACCAAATAACAAAGGAGATGTCACACGATGACTTACCAAAATAGCTTCCATTGATTGGTCAACCAACGTAGTGAATTGCTTATCCATATCAGATACTGGGAATGGAGTGAACTCAACACCTCTATCTCTTTCTTCGTTGAAGAATGTCAATACCTTACCTGCATTCTCCGAACCTTGAATGGACATCTGCAATTGATTCTTAATCATATGCTGTTCTTCGAGTGAAGGGATGCCATTGTTGAAAGATGCTATAAGTGATGGAAAGAATCCATTGAGAATCAAGTTAACCTGATACTCGCTCAATTGGCGCATCTTTTCAATCTCATTGATTGCACCAACGTAGTCAGGTTTCGGGTAGTATTCGCTACCTACCATTAAACTATGAACAAATAAAACTTGTTTTGGTTCAGCTTCGTTCGTGTTCACATCAAACATCGGAATAAAATGAGGTGTGTTTTTCTTTTTCCTCATATCAGTCCAATCTCTCGAATACCACACACCTACCACATCATCTTCTTCATCACTACAAGCTAAACGACAATTCTCAAAAGGCAAATGATTAATTTGTGCAATGGTGCTTCTATCCATTGACCAAATAATCTCCCAATAAAACCCACCTTGCAACTTTAAATCTAAAGATGTTGGGTGAATTATTGAGTCTAAATTTAAACGCTGAATTTCTTTTACAGCTTGTGGAGTTGATGCAGTCAATTCACGTCCTGCAATCATATAACTAATTGAGTTCACCAACGCTCCGTGAATTGGTGACTCATTGTAAAGTTCAATCAAATATTGTGGGAAAGCATTGCCTTCACCATAGTTAACCCATCCCTTTCTATCTTCTTTCTCAATGGGTTCAATTTTAACGTATTTAGATAACTCAATTTGAGTTGCTCCAATGCGTTGTTTTATTTCGTCAATGTTAGCCATTGTATTCGATGTCATTAGGGATTGTTAAACTCGGTTGGTCAAAGTATGCGGTTAGCGTATTAAATTCAATATAGCCACGCTTAATCTCTCCAACCACATCAGCAGAAGCAGGATCAAGGTTGCCACCCGAATTTTGACCATAAATAATATAATTGTAACGACCGCTTTGAGTGATAAGAATACTACCATTCTCCGCATCATCTGTATCAGTGCTCACGCTCAAAGTAGTTATTCGCTCATTGCTATCTATTACGATAGGAATAACCGCAAATAATTGTAGTGTAATCTCATTTTGTAAGATTAACAGATAGTCGGTAAAGGTAGGTAAAAGCAAAACCCCCTCTTCTAATGAAAGAAGAAGGGTTTGCGAGGCGGTATTAGTTTGCAGATAATTCATTACCTACAAAGATAATTAAATTGTTGGTGCTACAACAGTGATTCCAGCATAGTTATCGAAAGGAATTGCATTAAATGATTCCAAACGATACGCCTTGTTGGCTTCTTCTGCAGTGAATGTAATGGTGTAACCATTCAAGTCACCTTTGGCAGTTCCTGTTGAAGTAGTCATTGCAGTAACTTCTGCGCCATCCATACGACCAACCATCCAAATGTTATTGTTGTTATCTTGAACAAAAACAATGAGACGATTTTTAGCGACCAATTCCAATTGCTTTCTGCGTGCAGGACTCAAAGCAAAGAATGTAGCGGCAACGGTTTGAGTGTAGAAAATAGTTCCATTCTCAACACTTGATGCCACCTCTTCGTTGAAGCTACCTGTGTGCTTTGGACAAATGTATTTGTAGACAGATGCGGTTGGCAATCCATCAACTTCTTGAGTTCCTGCATCAATGGTAACATTGGTCAAAAAGTCAGCGTGTTGTTGCAAGTAAATTGCTTTGATTCCACCAATGGTATCTTTGCAATCAAGTGTAAATCCTGCGGTTAATTCACAAGCCATAATTTTATATTTTTTTTAGAGTTAAAATAAAGGGAAGGCAGAGCTAACCACCTTCCCCTCTACTTGTGGTTATTAATTAGGTGTTAGAACCAAAAACAACGTCTTGGTAAACTCCAACTTGAACTCCTACACGGAATCTCATTGCCATACGAACGTTGTCAGATGCGTCAGTTAAAGACATATCAACTACTCTTACCTCAGCGAAATCAGAGTTAGCATCAACACCAACAAATAGGTTAGAAGGTTGTGCAGCAATTACAGTTCCGTTGCTCATTCCGGGACATACATAAATGTCATATCCGTTGAATTGCAAGTTGAACTCATCAGATGCTTGGAATAAGTTAGCATATCCCAATGCGCTCACTGCTTGACGATAGTATTGAGCAGTTTGACGATTCATATACAACTTAGTTTCAGGTGAACCGATCAAAGCAACTGGCAAGTTGTTAATTACTTGATTCAAGTTAGCGATTACAGTACCAACTGCCATTGCTCCCGCAGTCCAAGTAAAGTTAGCATATGTTCCAGCTGTTGCGTTGATTTGTTTTTCAAATCCATCGAATGCAGGATAAGTAGAACCAACAGTTGTATTACCTTGCCAAATTGTAAATTCGATATTCTCAGCAACTTTAGCAGCGGCGTAACCGATCAAAAAGTCAGAGAAGTTAGCAGGAACAACGTCATTGATAAATCCACGTCCAGTTTGAGATGCTTCCCAATCACGTGCAAATTCTTTCTTACACAACTCCAAGTTTACTTTCAAATCAGACACAGTCAATACTGACTCATCCAATTGCAAATCGCCAGCTTGAGAGAAATCGCAAGATGCAGCTTGTACCAAAGATGCCGCATTTGACAACTTCTTCATAACTGCTTTGTACTTTACACCCTCTTTAAGAGTTACATAATTTTTAGCTAAAGTATCTCCTGATAAGATAGCTGCGTTGATGTATGGCAACGCTAATTCACCTGCGTAGGTTGAATTGTTAATGGTCAATGAATCAGCCATTTTTTTCTTTTTTTATTTTTTATTGTATTTATTTATGATTGAAAAGATTCTATTCTTAGAATCCATTTTAGCCAAGTCAATTGGTGCGCTTTGTGCTACTGCAACTGATTTTTTAACTGAATCGGTAGCTGGTTGCTTTGACATCTTTTCGATAGCAGAAGAAAGAGTTTCTTTCTCAGCGTTCAATGAAGAAATCTTAGCCTCAAAAGCCTCCATCAAAGAGTTGATTGTGCTTTCAAATTCTTCACGGCTAACACCATCGAAAGCAGCTTGTTCTTCCTTTTCAATTTCGATTTCAACCTTTGGTTCTTCTTCCATTGGTTCTTTGATCTCAGCAATAACACCACCGCTTACAACAATTACT